AATTGCGTGGATTGAAGATGAAGAAATTATTGTGCCTAACGCAACATTAGGTAGTTGGACTTCTCAAGGGCCGCTTTCATTTGGTTCATACAATGGTGGGCCACGAAATGAAGTATTTTTAAATTACACTTACGTTGCAGGATATACAAATACTCTTACCGCAACGACATCCAATGCGGGCGCAACATCTTTTACAGTTACAGATGGCACAGGAATTACCGCTGGTCAAATTCTTACATTTTATGATGGCATAAACACGGAAAATATAACAGTTGCTAACACCTATACATTTGGTTCTACAACTGTTCCTACAACGCGGGCAATGGCATTTGCACACGGTATTGGCGTATCTGTAAGCGCATTACCGCCTACTGTTAAAGAAGCAACAATTCTTATTACTACTGCGTTCCTTAAAGTTCGTGGTGACAGTTCAATGACTATGCAAATTACAGCGCAACCTGCAATGGCTATGACAGGGGCAGATAAATACGGAAACGAATTAGCGCTTGCTGCACGTCTGTTAGTTTCTTACGCGAGAATTCGATAAATGGCAAAACTTGCACCCGTTGGTCGCGCTCAAGTTCGCGAAACACTTTACAATTTTATTCAACCGCCGCAGGTTGATGGAATTAATCAAGTGTTTACGTCATTGCCTAAACGTATTGATTTTCAAATAAATGCGTTACCTAGTCAGCCTAGCCGCGTAGCCGCTGTAATTTTTATCGAATCAGAAACAGAAACACGTATTGCTGTAGGCGGTGCTACTAATGGTTGGAAGCGCATAGATTACACAGTAGTTATTCAATTGTTTCAGCACTCATTGTCACGTTCGGCTGAAGAAGCAATGGATGATTTTGACTACGCAATTGACGCGCTTAAAGTGCGTCTGCGCTCAGACCATAATTTCGGAGACCCTAACGGTATCCTTGTATGGCAAGGCGCAGAACCAATGATTGACGTTATTTATGGTGAACCATTATCACAAAATGGCGCATCAATAGAAACATGGGCTTCCATGCGTTTTATGGTTACACAAATGATTCAGGCATAAGGAGAAATCATGGCAACATTTACTTACAAGGGTGAAGATGAACGCGTTTTCCCTACCATTGGAATAACCGTAAAAACGGGAGATACATTTGAAGCGCCAAGTGATTTTGATGCACCTGACGTTTTGCAAGTTAAAACAATACAGGCAACACCTGCCGTAACTAAGGAGAATAAAGAATGACAGTACAAAATACAGCGCGGAGTTACTTAGGTATTGCTAAGGAAACAACTAAGGGAACACCCGTAGCACCAACCGATTTTATCCCTGTTGCTTCGTCAAAGATGAAGCCTGTAGATGTTATTGGTGAACTTCTTGCATCTGACATGGCGCAGGGTTCATTGGTAAAGAATTACGCATACGTACAGGGTCGTAGCAACTCAACGTATGATTTTGGTGGCCCTGTTTATCCTGACACTATCGGTTATGTATTGGGTGGTGTTCTAGGAAGCGTTACAACAACAGGTTCAACAGCACCTTACACACACGTTATTTCTCTCAAAAACGCAACATCAACAGGTGCAGACGCACAACCTACAGCGTTTACACTTACAGATTTCTATGCGGCTAACGTTCGCGCATATCCGGGAATTCAGTTTAGCGATTTCTCAATGAAGTTTACCGCTGACGGCATGCTTGATTATGATGCTAAAGGCACAGGATGGCTTTCATCAACGGCTTCAACACCGTCACCATCATTCTCAATAGTTCTTCCAACACCTGTTTGGTTAGCAACCGTTTCAATCGGAGGCGCAACAATTTCAAACGCGGTTGATGGAAACATTGACATGGTTAGACCTGTAACACCTATTTTCGGACTTGCTAACACTAAAGACCCATACCAAGTATTTCTTGGCGCACTTGAAACTAAGGGCAAAGTTAAGTTTGTTATGGAAAACGATAATGAACTTACACGTTACCTTACAAACACACAACCTGCGCTTACATTTAACTGGTCACAGGGAACAGGTGCAACTGCAACACAGATTTCATTCACAGTTACAAAGGGCGCTTACACAGCGGCAATGATTGACCGTTCAAAAGACTTTGTTGAAATTGATGTTGAAATCAACGCAATTGCAAACACAACAGATGCAGGTTCATCAGGTGGTTATAGCAACATCAAATGGACACTTCAAAACGCTAAACCTTCAGGTACTTATCAGTAACCTGAAATAATGTTGGCCGGGGTGGGCCGCCTTCCCCTACCCCGGTTCAACCTAAACAATCGAAGGCGCAGATGGAAGGAATATACATGTCATACAATTCTAAAGAAGTTACATTACCTAGCGGGGCAACTGTTGTAATTAAAGATGCTCGTATGTTGTTGGTTCGTGACCGCAATAAAGTTTTGGAATGTGCTGGCGAAAAAGAAGGCGTAATGCAAGCAGTAGGTATGCAAAATGGTTTGATTGCAGTTATGGTTGAAAGTTGGTCATTTGATTTACTTCCACCAAACGTAAGATTAGATTCTATTGAAGAACTTACACCGCTTGATTACGAAAAACTTCTTGAAGAAGCATTGCCCGCGCAAACCGCATTATTTCCATCACTTACGGTTAATGAAACTAACGTGAATGACCCAAAAGCGAGTACCGCAAACTTCAACGCTTAAAAGATGTTTGGAGCGGAAGTTCGCGGCATGAAGAATTTGATTATCCTGACGAACAGTACATGTACTTTATGTGTGCTAAAGAATTTGGATGGACAGTTAAAGAGACAGACGAACAACCCGCATATTTAACTACATGGTTAATAGCGATGGCACAAACATTTTATGAGGTTCAAAATGAACAATCTACCTGAAGCAATAGGAGCGTGGGAAGCGTATCAAGCGCGACTTGATATTAAACTTGCGCTCGCTTCAGGTGAAATTGCTTTGCGTCTTGAAAGCGGAGCAAAACACATGATTGTTGGACAACGCACCCCCGGAGATAAAGCAACGCCAAACAAACCGCCTATGAACCGTACTGGTCATTTGCGTGGAAGCATTGAAGGAAAAGCAAACAAAGTTGGGCTTGGTATTTATGAATCTGTTGTAGGTGCTGGAATGGTGTATGCGCGAGCCGTTGAAATGGGTGGCGAATATGCACCGCCTTCATGGAAAAACGGGCAACGTTTTCCTTTTCTTCAACCCGCAGTCAAAAATTTTGTTTCAACAGGTATGATTACACGTATATTAATTAAACACATGGGAGCGCTTTAATGGCCGAATTACCTCCATTACATCAACGAATTATTCTTGATGCTTCAGGCGTTCCTGCGGCGGTTGCAACAACTACTGCTGGACTTGAAGCCATTGGCGGAGCGGCTAACGCAACAACGGCTGAATTGGGTGCTACCCGCGGCATGATGGCAAGTATGTTTAAAGGTACTGCGTTGATTGCTGGAATCATGTTATTAGCACATGAATTCAAGCACATGAAAGACGAAACGATGGCGCTTGAAGTCGCTCAAAGCCGCCTTAATACAGTTTTGGGTAACGCTAAAGGCGTAACCGATGAACAGAAAAAATCAGCCTCAGAGACTACAGAGGCTATTAGCAAATTAGGTTTTGCTCATTCAGATTCTACAGATGCTATGGCTACCCTTGTTACTGCAACAGGTAGTGTTTCACAAGCACAAAAGTTAATGGGCCTTACAGCCGATTATGCGCGCAATAAACACATGACATTAGCGGATGCGGCAATGGCTATGGGTCGCGCTACTCAAGGTAATTTAAAAGCATTTAAGGCTTACGGTATTGCGCTTGATGCTACGCTTCCAAAAAATGAAGCAATTGCAAAAGCATTTGACCAATTAAACGCAAAAATTGGTGGCACAGCCAAAAATTCCATGAACACATTAGGCGTTCAATTAACAATTATGCGTGAAAAGTTTCAAGAAATTGCAAACAAAATTGGCGCGGTTGTTTTGCCAATTCTTACAGGATTAATAAAAGGATTAAGTTTTTTATTTACTTACATTGAAAAAAATAGAGTTGCACTAGGTATTTTTGGTACTGGTTTAATTATTATTATTGGGTACATGAAAATAATGGCATTTTGGGAAGCGATACTTGCCGCTGAAAATCCTATGACACCTATTGTTCTTGGTGTTATTGCTTTAGCCGCGGCGTTTGCTTGGCTATGGAATCATATTAAAGTGTTTAGAGAAACTTTTGCTGAAACATTGGCAACCATTATTCAACTTATAGGTTACGTTGTTGGTGGGTTTGCTTCATTGGCACGTGTTCTTTCACACGTACCCGGTATGGGATTTATGAAAGGCGTAGCAGATGCGGCAGATAACGCTGCACTTTCAATTGGTAAAGCATCTAAAGCCGTAGACGATTTAAAAAATAAAAAGATAACTGCACCTAAATCAATGGGGGCGTTTGATTTTGCTAAACCGGGAACTAAAACAGGAATTACTGGAAACGTTGCTGGCGGCGATGCAACTAAAGGCGGCGGCGGTGGCGGGGGAACGGGAACAATACAAAACATTACGGTGTATGCTTCTAACACTAATGACATTGCACGACAAATGGCTAAGGCTCAAAAACAAGGCACACCAATTGGGGCTAAATAATGACACTAAGCAATTACCAATTTGTTTTTAATGGCTTAACCATTGGCACAGGAACTAACTACCTTGTAACCAACGTTGAAGGATTGGGCGGTACTTCGCCGCTTCGTATTCAAGATGACAACCGCGGATATATTGACGGCTCATATACAGGGCGCGATTTCTATGATGAACGCACCGTTTATATTGATATAACAATATTGGGCGATAACAGCACAACCGCACAGGCTAATTACAAAACATTGCAAAATGCTTATGCGCCGCAACCGCTTGGTTACTATCCTGACCCTACGGGCTTAACACCTGCATCTCAACAACTTAAATTGTTTCAATTTCGTCTAACTGGCAACACGGGCGATATGCAAATGTACGGGCGCTCACGTGGATTAGTCACACCTATTACACCTGACTTTGCTTACGGATATATTCAAACCCGAATTATGATGAGTTTTCCTGACCCACGTTATTACACAGACGCAGGTACATCTGTATCAGGTTCTACAATATCTTTAACTAACGCAGGATGGGCTACATCATGCCCTGTTATTACTATTGCCTCACCATCGGCATCAGGTCAAATATCAGACGGCACAGTAAACATGATATTTCTTGGAGTGCCTACGGGTGGCCCATTAATTATTGATTTGTTATCTCGCGTTATTTATACAAGTGGGTACGCTAACCGTAACGTTATGACAGGTACATCTAACGGATATTTAGCAATTGACCCTAACTCTACAACATCATGGACTAGCACAATTGGCAGTATGTCCACAACGTATAGAAGTGCATTTATCTAATGGCTGTTTCCGAATTTAGATATGTAACAACTAATCTTTACCAACCTGTTTACACCGTAACAAATGCTGTAGGTAATGGTACTAGCATTACTTATACTGCAACAAATAATTTTGCCGTAGGACAATCTGTTACTACATCAGGGCTTCTTCCATCCCAATATAACAAAACAGATTACGTTATTACTGCGCGTACAAGTTCTACATTTACTATTACAAGTGGGTCTACTGGTACTTTTACTAGAGGCGGCACAGCAACAGCACCTAATACAATTATTTCTGAATTGCCAATGACGGGCGTTAATTTTAGTTCGCAATTAAATTCAGTAGGTACGTTTCAAGGTCACGTTCTTCTTTCGGGTATTAATGCAACTAGCGCTAATGTTTATGATGGCACTATTCCCGGCAAAACTATTTTATGGGTGCTTTATACAGACCCAATTACTTTCACAACAATCCCTGTATGGTCGGGTGTTATTTGGTCGCGTGAATATGATTCATTATCGCAAACACTAGGCATTTCTGCACAAGAAGTAATTTCATTATACAACCGACGACGTATTAGCATTACTAAATCATATTCATCATTCACAGACCCGGCTGTTATTGCGCGACAACTTTTACAATATACCGAAGGATTAAGCCACGGTAATACTGGATTAACTTACAACAGCACAACCACCGCATATTCAACAAAAAATCAATATGATGGATACCAATTAAAATCTGTGTATTCAGCAATTAAAGATTTGGCATCTAGGTTTTTTGATTTTAGAATTGCACCTTATTGGAATTTAACCAATGGTTATCTTTACAATCAATTTCAAATCGGTGTTGGTAGTGATTACAATGCGGCTTTTTCACCTATATTCCAATTCCCCGGCAACGTACTTGAATACAAATTTCCTGAAGATGGAAGTAGCGCAGTAAATACATTGTACGGTTTAGGTTACGGTGCTAATCAACAAAAACTATTGGCTACCGCTACTGACCCTGCATTAATTGGTACTGATGGTACTTGGCCATTATTGGAAGATAGCGCTAGTTATACAGATATTCCTGATTTGCAGTTACTTAAAGACCTTACATTAGGTCAATTAAAAGCAACTTCATATCCACCAACGACTGTTGAAATTGTTATTCCGCCTTACGTAGACCCTTATTACTCAGGTTACACAGTAGGCGATGAAGCCCGCGTAAATATTAAAGATGATTTTTTCCCCGGCGGTTTAGATACTATTTTGCGCATTGTTGCTATCAGCGTAAACCCCGGCGAAACAGGGCCATCACGCGTTACAATTACGCTTACAAGACAATTAGCAGACGGGCAGGTAGGTTAATGGCATTTGTAAATCTTCCACCTAACTTACAAGATTTATTTGGTGGCATTACTGACCGTATTGCAAAACTTGAAACAGGCCCTAATCAGGCTATGTACACAGCCGATGCAGCACAAGCAACCGCATCAAGTGCGCAAGGTAGTGCCGCATCTGCATCGGCACAAGCAACAGCGGCGTATAATGCTTCTTTATCTGCGGCGGCTCAAGCAACTTCGGCTCAATACACCGCTGGCATAGCGCAAACAAGTGCTAATGGAAAAAACACATCTAACTATTATGTAAGCGCTCCATCTGCATTTTCTAATAATAGAAACGGTACAACACCTATTGCGGGTGATTTATGGTTTGTTACCGATGCCGGTACTGGTTATGTAAGCGCGCAATATATTTACAATACTGGTTCAGGTTGGAGCGTAGCACCAATTACAAATACCGTTATTGCAAATTTAGATGCTGGCAAAATTACAGCGGGAACAATTACGGGTATTGCTTACAACAATGGTACTGGCACTTTTTATTTAGACCCAAGTGGTAATTTGACTGCAACAAGCGCAACTATTCAAGGAACAATTCGTGGTAATAATGGTTATTTCACAGGCACATTAACTTCATCTTCAGGAACTATTGGTGGATGGACTTTATCAGGCACTCAATTGTATTCTGGTACGGGTGCGTTTATGGATGCTAGTACAGGAAATATTGGCGGAAATACAATTACAGCATTTTCAAGTATTTTGTCTTATGGTTCTATTTCTACAACAAGTGGTGCGGCTATTGAATCCGCAGGATACATGCGCGCAAACGGTGCTTTATACGCCGCTGGCCACGTAACAACAGGTTCAGCCGCTAACGGATATGTAAATGCTACTAGTGGTCTTATTGCCCGTTCAACAGCATCTTCACAAAGATACAAACATGACATTGTGAACTTAACAGATGTTCCTGAATTAGACCCTACCGCGCTTTATGAATTGCCTGTACGTGCATTTAGATTTAATAAAGATTATTTGCCTGAATCAGATGACCGCGCAGATGTATTGGTTCCCGGATTTATTGCTGAAGAAATTGATGCAATTTACCCTGCGGCGGCTGATTACAATGATGGTCAAGTTGAAACATGGAATGACCGTATGCTTGTTCCCGGTTTACTTGCTTTAATTCAAGACCTTAACAACCGCGTAAAAGAATTAGAAACTAAACTATCTAAACCATAACCAAAAAGGTGCAATTATGTCATCCGATGTAGCAACAATAATTTATTCTTATTTTTTTGTAACAGCCGCAGTATTGGCGGGAATATCAATAATTGCTAAACATACAATTAAAATTCATACGGATGAATTAAAAGACCAATTGGCAAAAATTAATTATGCGCTTTACAATGATGGCAAAACGGGTCTTATTAACAAAGTAGACCAACTTATTGAAAATCAAAACAAAATTAAAATTGATGTTGAAGTTATGAAAGCAAGGAGAAAAGTATAATGGCAACTGGCGCAGACCTTGTAGCAATAGCAACTAAAGAAATTGGCACAGCCGAAACTGGCGACAATCATACAAAGTATGGCGTGTTTACAAAACATGATGGTCAGCCGTGGTGTGGGTCATTTGTTATGTGGTGTGCGGCTCAGATAAAGCAAACAGTTCCTAATTGTGTTTATACCCCTGCGGGCGTAGCGGCGTTTCAAGGTATTGGGCTATGGGCTAATGCGGCAACCGCTAAACCTAAACCCGGCGATATAGTCTTTTTTGATTTTGTTGAAGGTGGCGCACCCGTTGAACACGTTGGAATTGTTGTGAAGGATAATGGTGACGGCACAGTTACCACGATTGAGGGCAATACATCGCCTGAGCATAAAACCGCAGGGTCACAGGCTAATGGCGGTGAAGTAGCACAGCGCATACGCGCCTATCGGAAGGATAATAAACGCAAACTCACAGCGTTCATTGTGGGATTTGGTACACCAAAATGGAGCAAATAATGAAATTAAATTTAAAGATTTTTGAAGTATGGGGAAAGTATCTTGTTTATAGTGCGGTCATGGCTATCGGGATTATTGGTAAGTCACCGCTGGATTTTTCGGCTCACGATTGGAAACAAACTATCAACGCTGTTTGGATTTCATTAGTACCCGTAATCATCAAATGGGCTAATCCTAAAGATGAAATGACCATGCTTAAGAAGTAATTAGACACGCCAAAGACCCCTCATCCTAATGGTGAGGGGTTTTTCTTGTACCCTTTTACTACTCTAACGACAGGTACGGAGATGGCTTTAGCAGATTCTATAAAGAGTGCGATAAAGGAAGCGCCGCTTAATGCGACGTGTAC